CTGGAACATTTCGAACGAGGCCGTGATCTGACCCTGTGCCCGCTTCACGATGTACTGCGGCTGGGCGAAGGTCGGACCCTGCTCGGTCGCGGGGGCCGCTTCCGTCGTCCGGGTGGCGACGACCGCCGTCGCGGTCACGGCGTTCCACGTGTCGGTGCCGACGATGTTCACGACCCGGCAGACCGCCCGGTACGGGTTGACCGCACCGTTGTGGACGCCGATGGCGATGACCGTCGGGTCGAAGGCGAACGGGACGGCGAAACCGCCGGTGCCGTCGACGCCGACCGCGAGGGCCGTACCACGTGCTCCTCGGCCGTGAAGCCGAGGGTCTGGCCGCGGCTCGTGATGAACTTGTGGAAGGCGCTGGAATAGGCCGGCGAGCTGGTGAACTTGACCCGCCGGGCCATCTCCTTGTCGGGGGAGTCGTGGTAGTCGAGGAGGTCGGCGACCTTGTCGGCGCTGCGCTCCTGGTCGGCGAGGCCGTAGGCGAACTTCGTCTTCTCGAGGATCCGCATCGCGTCGTCGCGATACTCGGACATCGCCCCGTCGTACGAGGTCGAGCGCGTCTCGGGGCTGTGGAGCTCGGCGTCCGACTTGCGGACGATGACGTTCCGGCCCGTGGGCGGCTCGTACGTCCGCTCGGTGCCGGTCGGGCTCTTGGCGGCCACCACGAGGACCTCCTGGCGGGCGTCGTACGCCTTGACGTCGGCGAGCAGCCGGTTGCGCTCGTCGACATCGGTGTCCCAGCGGACCTACTCCTCTTCGGGCAGGGCGCCCGGGATGGACTCGGCCATGCGGCTGAGGCTGGTGTTGAGCTCGTCGACGCGGGCGCGCTTGTCCTCGATCGAGACGATCGACTTGTCTTCGTTCACGGGAACACTCCTTGAATCAGAAGACCCGCCGTTCGGCGGGTCCGAGGCTGCGATGACCGCCACGGGCGGGGGTTCCGGCTCATCGCGGGCCTCATCGACGGGGTGCGGCAGGGCCGCGGGCTCGTCGGAGGGTGCTACCGGGTCGGTGGACATCTGGTCGGTGAGGGAGCGCACGGCGACATCCGCGCCGTGGTCGGCCGGGAAGGTGACAGGCCCGAACTCGAAGACCTTGGCCTGAAGGATCGTCCGCTCAGGCAGGCCCAGCGGGTTGGCCGGCGAACGGCCGGGGGTCTCGTTCCAGTCCTGTCCGCTCGGATCGCTCTCGACCTGGAAGCGGTAGGAGACGCCGTATTGGTTCTTGCGGAGCCCGTCGAGGATCAGCGGGTCGATGCCGTCGAGGAGCTCCGCCTCGTAGTAAGGGCCGGTGCTGTCCGACCGCAGTTGGGTGATCTTTGCGATCGGCTTGTCCCCGATGTGGGGGTCCTGGCCATGCTGGAAGAGGACCCGGATCCGGTCGCCGTTGTTCTTGAAGGTCCTGGTGAAGGCTCCGGGGTCGATGCGCTCCATGAAGCGCCCTTCCTTGACGGAGTCGATCTCGTTGAAGACGCCGAACCGCGCAAAGTGACCGACCAGACGTGGCGGCTTGTCAGCCTCGGCCCGATACTCGGCGGGCCACGACATCGCGCGGTAGCCGTCGCGGGGCGGTGGCTTGTGATCGGTCATGGCTTCATCGCTCCCGCTGCGGGCTTGGTGCCGTTCATGGGCTGCTTCATGGGGGTCATCGGCTTCTCGGGTGCGGTCCCCGGACCGACCGGCGACTCGCCGGGGGCCTCGCCCTCCGGCATCTTGGTTCCACCGGGGGCCTGGAGCTGAACGCTGAAGAGGCCGGTGTGCTTGCCGATGAGGACGGTCTCGTCCTCGGCGGCAGTGGCCTTGATGGTGTCGTCGGCCTTGAAGCCCGCCCGGATGTAGGTCTCGATGATCTGGGCCTTGATGAGGGCGATCTCGGCGGCGTCCTTGCGGTCCTCGCGCAGGAACGGGATGCCCGAGGCGTCGACCCAGAGACGGGAGCCGGTCGGCGGCGGAACCAGCGTCTCCATCGAGCCGCAGTAGTTGCCCCACAGCCACCAGAGGGTTTTGTCGGCAGTCAGCCGTCGGGCGGTCGCGAAGTTGCCCGCGTTCAGCGAGGCGCCCTGCATTCCCTCCGACAGGCCCGCGACCACGGGATGGATCCCGCCGGCCGCCGCGATCCGCGTCTCGCCCGCGCCCTGGGTGGCCTTGAACTCCAGCTGTTGGAGGTCCTTGCCGACGACCGTGGCATCAGCGCCGTTGGTGAGGTACAGCGTCCGGTAGGCGTTGGCTGCGCCGGTGTGGCCGTCCTCGATCATCCGGCGCCATTCGAGGAAGTTGTCCTTCGTCGGCGCGTCGGCGCGCTTGACGATCATCTGGGGCGTCGCGCCGTTCTGGAAGAACGCGAGCTTGTGGCTCGTCGCCGCGCCGTCGGCCATGACCTCGCGGACGATCGGAGTCAGCCAGCTCATCCCCCGGCCGTAGGCGGTCGGGTCGGGGATCGGCGCGAAGTGGGCGATCTCGTCGCGCTGGAGGTAGACGGGCTTGCCGGTCGGGCTATGCTCGCCGCCCGGGTAATAGATGATCCCGAGGAACTCGGCGTCGAGGTCGTCGGCGGAGACGTCGGTGTCGTTGGTCCCGAAGACCATCGTCACCCAGTCGGGCCGCATCCGGACGATCCGGTCGGACGTCCGGGTCCTCCGCCGGGTGGCGTAGTGGTTGCCGGCGAGGTCGACGTCGCTGATCGCCCGGGCCAGCAGGTCGCCCGTCGTCGCGTTCGCCCACGGGTGCTCGAGGATGTCGAGCGACGGCTTGCCGAAGAGCGACTCGTTCTGGAGACTCTGGTACTTGAACCGGGCCTGGCTGAACAGCGCCATCCGGTCGCGCATGATCGAGAAGACGATGCCGTTGCCCTTGAACCCGCGCCCGACGTAGCTCGGGAAGTTGGACTCGATCTCCTCCTCGCGGCCGCCGGGCATCGTGAGGTTGAGGTTGTCCAGCGGGTAGGTCAGGCCGCCGATGTTGGCGTAGGGCCAGTAGTTGTCCTGCCCGGGCAGCCATGCCGGGATGACGGCCGCGCGCTGGCCCACGGGATCGAAGGTGGTGCGGAGGCGGTCGATCAGCCCCATACGGCGAGCGTCTCCATCGGAGCCTCCTGGCGATCGGCCCGCTCGACGGCGAGGGCGAGGGCGATGCAGCCGTCGATGCGACCGCGGGACTTCGACTTCTGGAGGGTGAAGCCGCGCTCGTTGAAGCGCGGGACCGCGTTCAGGACGTGGATGGCGAGCGTCTCGTCGCCGTCGTGGCGCATCCGGCCGCCCTTGATCAGCTCGAACAGCCCGCCGCACGCGACCGTCATCCGGTCGACGCTCTGGTCGACCTCGACCATGAAGACGCCCTCGTCGAGGAGCATCTTGGCCGGGACGTCGAAGAATCGCGGGTCGAACGACACCGCCTGGACGTCATAGGCCCGCGCGAGCTCGCGGATGTGCTCCATGACGTCGGTGACGTCGACCGGGCGGTCGAGGGTGGGGATCCAGAAGCGCGATTGCGTCCGGATGAGCCCCGACTCGTCCTTCTGGACCGCCACGACGGCCGTGGAGTCGTGCTTGATGCCGACGTCCACCCCGATCCACGTCGGAGCGCCGGCGATGAAGTCCCACGGGTCGTTCAGGCCGTCCCAAATGGCCCGTCCGTTCGGTCCGAGCCACGAATCGACCCCGTCCACCCACTGGCCGAGGCGGAACACCCGGAAGTGGCCCTCCGGGGTGATGCCGATGTCCGTCTCGAGGGCCGACAGGCGCAGGAACCCGGCTCCGATGGCCGGATTCGCGGCCTTCCACGCCTCGCGGTCGTCGATCAGGCTCCCTTCGGGGGCCGAGTACTCGTGGAAGACGACTCCCGGCAGCTCGCCGGCCTCTCGGACGAGGCTCCGGAGGCGGTAGAGGGCGTTCTCGCGGTCCAGTCCGGGCGTTCCGACCCCGAGAACGAGGCTCCGGGGCCGCTTGCCGCCCGCCAGGCGGAGCGCCTGCCATGCGTCGACGGGCTGGAAGCCGATCTCGTCCATGATCGCGAGGCTCGGGTCGAGTCCCTGCAGCCCGTCGGGGTCCGAGGAGATCGGGAACATCTCGCCGCCGTTGAACGGCGTGGTCACCCGGGGTGTCGAGACGCCGGTGAAGATCAGCGACCGCCGGAGGAGCTCCGGATCGGCCTTGATCATCGCCACCGCGACGCCGTAGCAGGACCGGATGGCCTGCCCGATGGTCGTGGCGACGATCGGCACCTGCGGGGCGCCCGTCTCGTCGTCGTCGAAGAGGGCCCACGTCGCGAGGGCGCCGCCGCCCGACGACTTGCCGTTGCCGCGGGGCGTCTCGAGGACCGCCGTGTCCACCCCGTCGGCGAGCGCCTCCTCGAGGAACTCCTTCTGGAACGTCGCGAGCTTCAGCGGCGCGCCATAGCCGGTCCCCTTGGGGGCACGACAGTAGGTCTCGATGAACCTGATTGCTCGGCCATGGCGCGTCTTGATCCGCCACTTCTTCCAGGGGCCGGCGGAGGTGTCAGCGACACGCTTGGCGGCATTGCCGCGACGATCTGGCGGCAAGGCGTGTCCCCGCTCTAACGCTAATGGGGCCTACAGTTTTGTAGGGGTACGTGCGGC